GATCGACCCCAGCAGGAAGATCATCACCGCGAATAGCATCCCAATACCGTCTCTTATATAGAGGAGCAACCATAGCAGGGGTGAGTCCGCGCATGTCGGCTTCAGTGGCGGGTTTGCCAGTCCATTCTTCCCATACATTTTTGGTCACTCCCAGATTGGTCATCCCGCCGGGATCGCGGCTATCGTTAACATAGCCTCCTTCCCAATGAAGGATGTGCTTGAGCGCGTCGTCCCAGTTTTCTTTCATTTCATTTCCTTTACGATGGCTTCTGTTTTGTCCTTGCTGGATTTGCTTGAGCCGTAGAAGAAGCTGATGATCGTTGCAACGGCGGTGCCCAAAAGAAAGCCCAAGATGATGTTGGCAAAGTCTCGGCCACCAGCGGGCATTGGCGCAAACGTTACGCTGAAAAAGTACAGCGTCGAACCTATAGACCAGAACCAAGCGTACCAATAGATGAAGTGCTTGGCAAACTTATCCTCTTGTTGCAGTGCAGCAATTTGCATCTGCCGTGCGCTGTCACGGTCTTTGGCCTCGGCTTCAAACTGGGCAAGGTCGATCTCGGCAAGCTTACGCGCAGCTTCAGGATCGCCAGCGATGGCTTGGGCCACAGCGCTGACTTCGTTTTCAACACCGAGCTTGTCGGCAATGGCTTTGACAGCAATACCACCCAAGGGGCCAGCCACAGCAGTAGCGAGGCCAGGGGCCACGGATTTGAGTATGTTGATCAAGTCCATTATCGAACGCTCCCAGTAACGATTTGAATGACGACCCAAGCAATGACGCCTGCCGATACAAGGGCAATAACGCCGCCGACAACCAGGGTGACGGTCTCTTCGACTTCTTCGGCGTGTTTCTTCTCAGCCGCTTTGCGCTTACGGGCTGCGTGAGCAGCGTCAACTTCCATCTGCTGGGCGCGGGCAGTGATCCGCATCCACACGTCCATTTTGTTGCTCTGAAAGAAGAGCATCTTGACCTGCTCTTCAAACTCACGGGCTTGCTCAAGCGCCATCTCAAGTTCTAGTGCTTTACCCATAGCAGAGCCAGCAAACCCACCAGACTTTGATTTCTCAACCACCTCAATGGCCTGAGCCTTGGCATCAAAGTATTTACCCAGCACCGGCCCCAGGCTCTGCACATCTTGAACGGTGGCTACAGCTTTTTTGACAAGATTTACTGCCGATGAAACGGCAGCAAGGGCGGTGATTGGGTCGATCATTTTAAAGTCCACCTACAGCAAATACGTTGACAAAAACCGTCCCATCTTCCAAAGCCTCAATTTCATGCCACTCGCTACCTACCAAATTTACAGGCTGCGTGTCTTTGGTCATGACAAGCTCTCGCCCTTCTTTGCGGATGACGCAACTACCAGCATGGCACATTGTTAGATGAGAATATGCGTGTGTATGTTTCGGCAAACCTTGCCCTTTATTTGCATGGTACACATTAAGCATGGTGCCGTTTTGTGTCACAGTAAATTTCGGGGCAACCATAATTACAACGTCTGCGCTCCGGCTACTACTGGCTCGACTATGGGATAAGGCGCATCAGGTGGCTTTGGCAAAACTTGCTTGGCAGCCAGTTCACAATAAAATTTATCTGCAACAACATTATCTGAACATGGTAGCCAAAATAAAGGTGGCGCAATTTCAAAAGGTGTGTCTGATACTTCAGCAACACGCCCCGCATCAGCAATTACAGTAATAACGGGGGAATACCCATTTTTTACTGGAGTCCAATCTGATATATAAGAAACTTGCTCATTTGGAGAAATTAAAGCGTTTTTCATTTTTACCACTCCACAATAACGATACCTGCTGAACCCGCACCGCCAGCAACAGAACCAGAACTACCAGTACCACCTGCGCCGCCATTTCCATATCCTGTACCTGCGGCGCCTACATAGCTACCAGAAGCACCAAGTACACCATCTCCACCATGCCCACCAACATAACCACTTCCACCCGGAGAAACTGCATTGCCACTCAATACATAACCAGTAAAACCAATCATGGGGCCAGACATTCCTGAATTCATTCCACTGCCGCCGCCGCCGCCGGATGATTCATAAGTGCATCCGCTACCTTGGCCTATACCGCCTTTACCGCCAGATAAATTTAAATCTCCACTGGAGCCTGTACCACCTGCGCCACCAGCCGGAGGCAAAGATATCGTAAAAGGAACGCCACCACTACCTCCGGTTGCACTAGCATAGGCGCCAAAAGAAGAAGTTCCACCCGCGCCACCTGAGGTTGGTGTTGCCGTGCCAGCAGATCCCGCAGTTCCAATAGTTACAGTAACTGTTCCACCAGGAGTTAAACCAGTTATCCAGCGTACAGCTACACCTGCGCCACCGCCTCCAGATCCCCCGCCTAAACCATAGTTACTACCAGAACCTCCTCCACCTCCGCCAATTACAGTAACTTTTACGGCAGATATTCCGGTTGGTACAGTAAATGTGCCACTTGAAGTAAAAACTTGGCTTTTTGATCCCGCATAACTTACGGAACTTACCGCCGTTTGCACATACGCCGTGGTGGCAACTTTGGTGCTGTTATCTCCAGCAGTCTGGGTTGTTGCTGTAGCACCTGAAGAAATTGTTGTGGTTACAGTGGCAGCGCTACCAGTGGTGTTTTGGTTCAAGGTTGGTACATCTGCTGCTTGAATTGCAGACATGGTTACATTTGAACCATTGCCGCGCAAATATTGGCCAGCCGTCGTTGCACCAGCAAAAGTGTTCATTGCTCCTTGAGCAGTTGTGGCTCCCGTACCGCCTGAAGCTACAGCCAAGGTAGACGACAGCCCCGCAGCAGTGCCGCTGGTGTTCTGGTTTAGCGTGGGTATGTCAGCAGCTACCAAGGCTCGGAACGTTGCAGCTCCAGCCGATCCATTTGGGGCAGCATAAACAGTGTTGGCTGTTTGAGAGCCAGACAACCCTGCTGCTGTTCCGGTAGTGTTTTGGTTTAGAACTGGGATGTCAGAAGCAGCTACTGCCCTGAAAGAAGGAACCCCAGCAGTCCCATTAGGTGCAGCCAGGAAATGGCTTGCTGTTTTACTTGCATACGGGTTTAAAGTGTCGCCGTAACCAGCGTTAAGGCTGATTACTGGAGCTGTTCCACCGCTGGATGCAACTGGAGATGTTGCTGTCACCCCCGTAACAGAACCACCAGAACCGCCGGTCCAAGGTACATTGACAACAGCCTGACCAGAGGCATTTAATTGAAGGGCATAAGTCCTTGATGCATCCGATGAGACCGCATTGGCTGCGGTGGTCTGAACTGTGTCTGACCCCAGTTTTATTAGGCCATTGACAGAAGATGTTGCCGTCGAGTAGGTTGTGTTGGTACTGGTGATCGTGAAGTTTGGGTAAGTACCAGAAATTGATGTCCCGCCAGAACCAGTTAGAGAAACAGTTTGATCTGGTGCAGTGTTTGTAACAGAGATAGCGCCAGCCGAATTTGTGACGGAAATGCCCGTGCCAGCCGTCAGGGTGGCTTTGGTAAGTGTGTTGCCAGTGCTATTTCCAATCAGCAACTGCCCATCGGTGTAGGAAGTTTGACCAGTGCCGCCAGAAGAAACAGCCAGTGTGGCAGACAGCCCCGCAGCAGTTCCGGTCGTGTTTTGATTCAAGGTAGGGATGTCAGACCCAACAATCGCCCTGAAAGTTGGAGCGCCAGCAGATCCGGTAGGGGCAGCAAGAACGTAGTTAGCCGTCTTGCTTGCGTATGGGTTTTGAGTGTCACCGTAACCAGAAGCAAGGCTAATTGACGGTGTGTTGCCTCCACTGGAAGCAACAGGAGAAGCTCCAGTAACGCTGGTAACAGTTCCACCTGACCCAGTGGCAGAAATGTTTATAGAACCACTGCCATTGGTGATTGTTACTCCAGAGCCAGCAGTCAATGTGGCTTTGGTTAGGGTACTGCCCGTGGAGTTTCCAATCAACAATTGACCGTCTGTGTAGCTAGTCTGCCCTGTGCCGCCATTGGCTACAGGCAATGTTCCAGTGACATCGGATGTCAAACTTACAGTGGTGATCCCGGTAATTACAAAATCACTGCCGTTCCAAGCAACCATATAGGCCCTGCCATTGGGGACTGTTACCCCCGTGGTTGGGCCTGTACCAGCAATTTTTACCGCCTGACTTCCTGTGGTTGCGTTGATAACCACATAGGTCTTGCTCCGTTGCGGGGCTACGATGGTTTGGACCCCAGACCTTGACCCCGTGCAAAGGATAACGGCCTGACGAGCTTCATTGGTGGCTTCCGTAGTGTCTGTCAGGATATACGGAGTAGTCGTAGACGATATGGTAGTCGTACCGGCAATGGATGTATCAATCAAACTGGTGATGCTGGTGTTGGCCAGGGTGCCCCAGTTGGTGGTGCCGTCTGCGGGCAGCGACAGGCCAAGAAGCAGTGTGGAAGCCATTTAAATCTCCTGTGCCGTGGCACTCATTGCACGTTGTTTATATTTTGCCAGCCTGGGGTGCTGTTGTCATCTACTCCAGACCACCCTGGGGTCTGCCCATCATTTACAGAAGCCCATCCAGATGTTTGAGCAACGTTTACACCGGACCACCCGGGGCTTTGTCCGTCGTTTACAGATGCCCAGGCAGCTATCTGATCATCAATGATCTTGATCCAGCCAGCAACTTCAAAGCTATCGGCCAGCGCCATGTTCTCTGTGATGGTCGGCTTGAAGTTGGCAATCACCGTGGCAACATCGGCAATGTTCAGGTTCTCAAGTATCTGGGCAACAAAGCCTACTACTGCCGTGTTGGCATCCGCGCTGTTTAGGTTTTCTGCAATTGCTGCAAAGAACCCTTGGCTGATAGCAATGATGTCAGCTACCGTTGCGCCTTCTGTCACTGCCTGAACAAACTGTGCCGCGATTGTGGGCACATCAGCCAGCGTCATGCCCTCTGTTATGGACTGCTTGAATTGGGCTAGGATAGTCGACGGGTCGTCAAGATTGGCGTTTTCCGCAATGGTCTGCAAAAACGCCGACTGTTGGGTGCTTGAGTCCCCCAGCGTGATTGGTTCCGTGCGAGACTGAAGGAATGCAGAGTAAGTGATGGCGTCATCAGCCAGGGTCGTATTTTCAGAAACCGACTGGGCAAACTGCGCCGTTATGACCCGTGCATCATCTGAGTAAAAACCCTCAGAGGCAGAAAACAAATACACGGACTGAGCCGTGCTGGGATCGTTTAAATTTAAGTTTTCAGTAACGCTGCCAAAGAACAGACTGGCGTTTGAGTTTTCGTCGGCGACTGTTATTGGTTCTGTCAGGCTTTGTAGGAAAGCCCAGCTTTGAGTGTTGGCATCAGCGGCCTGTATGCCCTCTGATATGAAAAGGGCATTGCTCGTCCCTGCAAGAGATGCAAAGGGTATTTGAGCAAAGGCCGCTATGCCAAACACAATTACTGAACAGGCTCTTTAGCCTGCATCTCCGGCACGGGCAATTGCGGTGTGGCCTGCTCTTGAATGGCCTGGATCAAGTTAAACACTTCCTGATACTGGCGGGTTCCCAGATATTGCAGGATGGCGTTAACAAGGGGCAGGCTCAATTCAATTTTCTGGTCGTTCATGGTTGGCTCCAAGGAAGAGGTGTGTTCATAGGGGAAACGGGAGGCGTAATCATACTGTTGATCTGGCCCTGCACGTTGGCCTCGTAGTTGGCGATGCCTTGCTCGCCCAGCGATGCCTGCACCCACCCAAGAACGGTAGCCTGGGTAAGCTGGTCGTAGGGGATGAACGTGCTGGCTTGGTTGCTGTCGAACACGGTGTTGCCGCCAATAGAGGCGGTGTGCTGCCCGTCAACCCCGGTCAGAGTCCACAGCACATTGACCACATAGTTCGGGTCCGGCTGGTCAACGGTGTACATGCTGTCAATAGTCCATGTGTAGGTGGTCATGGTTTTTGCTCCAGTGCAGTGATGCGGTCGGTCAGGGATTTGATAAGGTCTTGTTGCTCTTGTATGCACTTCATCAGCGCATATTGCAGGTCGGTTTGGTAAATCGCCAAGCGCATCTTGGGGTCATCTTCAGTGCCCCAGTTGGACTCGTGAATGAACTCAGGGGCAACTGCCTGGACATCTTGGGCAACCACACCCAGCGTCAGGCCGGGGTCATCTTCGCTTTGGTCGATGTAGTTGAAGGTCTGAACCGGAATAGCGCAGATGGCATCAAGGTAGGATTTGGCCGGGGCAAAGTTTGTCTTTTCACGGCGGTCTGACAGGTTAACGTCGTTGGCTTGGTAGTTGACAAGGCCACCATTGGTTCGAAATGCTACACGCTGATTGGTGCTGCCACGGCAGTAGAAGAATTGATTGGTGGTGGTGTTTGAGTCTGTGTCATGGACAATATTCAGGCCAAACGGGGTTGTGTTTGAGTTCCAGACTGAAAAAGCAAAACTGGAAATTGTTGACTTGTACACTCCGCCAGCGGTTGAGCCGGTCGGAAATGTTGTCGTGTTCATCAACACGTTGCCAAGGTAGTCAATCGTTACGCGGGTTGCTGCGGCAGTTGCGTCGTAGATCAGGAATGGGGAGTTGGACTGAAGCCCATCGCTGGTAAGCCGCCATTCACGGTCAGCATTTTTCAGGATGGCTCGGGCATAGCCTGTGCCTGATGCTGCGGTCGATTGAGCAATAAGGTCAGATGCGCCGACAGTGGACGATACGGATCGGACAACCCCACCAACATCCAACTTGTTGGACATGGAGGTTACGCCGATACCAAAATTTCCACTGCCGTCAAAAATTCCCCTCGGGTTCCCAGCACCATCCGACAGCACGATGTAGTTGTTGGATGTGCGGATATCGAGGCCACCTTGGTTGCCGGTGAACGCGCCAAGAATGGTATTTTGATAGCCGGTGGTCATTGCACCGCCACAGAACCCGCCGCCAGACCCGGCACTACCCACAAAAGTGTTGTAGCCACCAGTAGTTACAAGCTCGCCTGCATTGCTACCGACAAAAGTATTTCCTGCGCCGGTGGAGATGTTGTATCCGGCCCCGAACCCAATAATTACTTGTCGGTCACCTTTTGCGGTAAACCCCGCCTGCACACCCACAAAGACGTTGTACGTCCCAGTCAGATTTGCATATCCAGCCTGATAGCCAAGTGCGGTGTTGTTGGATGCAGTGGTATTGGAATACAGCGCACCTACGCCAACGGCTGCGTTATAGCCCCCGGTTGTGTTGGCTTGAAGCGCACCGCCTGCAAATGCAGCGTTGTTGACGCCTGTGGTGTTGGCGTACAAAGCAGCGTTGTAGGAGCCGGGGACGGTGCCGCCAAAGGCAAAGTTTCCAGAGCCGGTGGTATTTGCGTAGAGCGCAAATGCACCAACTGCGGTGATGTACCCGGTGTTGTTGTTGTATCCAGCTAGATGCCCGATGGCGGTGTTGCCGGAAGCCGAGGTGTTAAACCTGAGCGCTGAGTACCCCATTGCGACGTTGTTGCCACCACTAGTATTTGCCCCCAGCGCCTGGAAACCAAAGACGGCGTTGTTTGTGCCGGTGGTATTGGTAAACATCGCACCAGAACCAGCAGCAGTGTTTTCAGAGCCAGTGGTGGTGCTATTGAGTGCCAGACGGCCAACAGCGGTATTGTTGGAGCCGGTGGTGGCGTACAGGGCATTCGACCCTACTGCGGTGTTGTAGATGCCCGTCTGGTTGCTGTACAAGGCAGCGTAACCAATGGATGTGTTCTCACTGCCAGTGGTGTTGAGCAACAGCGAAGTGTGGCCCACTGCAACGTTACTCGCGCCAGTAGTGTTCTGATTCAGCGCTGCGTAGCCAATGCCTGTGTTGTAGGACGCGGTTGTATTTGCTGCAAGCGCTGCCTGTCCGACTGCGGTGTTCTGACCGCCTGTTGTGTTCCCAGTCAGGGCCAAATATCCAACACCAGTGTTGTTTGCTCCTGTGGTATTTGCATACAAGGACTGATAGCCGAGAGCCGTGTTGTATGAAGCAGTGGTATTGTTGAAGAGCGATTGAAGCCCAGTAGCGACGTTGTAGTTGCCGGTGGTGTTGTAGTTGAGAGCCTGATAGCCCACTGCGGTGTTACTTCCACCAGTGGTGTTGCCTGACAAAGCAAAAACACCAAAAGCGGAGTTGTTTGAGCCAGTGGTTGTGGCCCCGAGAGCAACAGAGCCAAAGGCTGCGTTTGAGTTTCCTGTGGTTACCAGTTCAAGCGCCTGACGGCCAAAGGCGTTGTTCTCTGAGCCGGTGGTGTTGCTGGCAAGGGCACGGTAACCGAGTGCGCTGTTGTAGCTGGCGGTGGTGTTGGCGTTAAGAGCTTGGTCGCCAAAGGCCGTATTTACTGCGCCCGTGGTGTTTCCAGCAAGCGCCGAATACCCAACAGCGGTGTTGCCAGCGGCAGTGGTGTTTGACGAAAGCGAGTTATAGCCAACCGCAGTAATGCGGCCAGTCGTATTTCCGTATCCGGCCTGATATCCAACAGCGGTGTTGTAAGAAGCGGTGGTGTTACTAAACAGTGCAGAGTCACCTACGCCTATGTTGGAACTGCCAGAGGTGTTTGAATAGAGTGCTGACTGGCCAACGGCAACAAGGGAGATGCCTGTGCAGGTTCCAACCAGAGTGCCGCCACCAACGGCGACGTTTCGGTTTCCAGTTGTAATTCCCGAGCCAGCATAGTGACCGACAGCGACGTTGTTGTCGCTGGTGTTTGCTCGCAAAGCGTAGTAGCCCAGTGCGGTGTTGTTGGCCCCGGTGACGTTGGAGTAGAGGGCTTGGTAACCCAACGCGGAGTTGGGGGTGCCGGTGGTGTTGGAAAGAAGTGCTTGGGCACCAACAGCCGTATTGCTAGAGCCAGTGGAGTTGTTGTAGAGCGTGTTCCAACCGACGGATGTGTTCGACGACCCAGTGGTTACATAGTATTGAGAAGCCGCACCAATTGCGGTGTTTGCATCCCGATTACCGGCAGCGCCAGCCGAGGCTGCATGGCCGATGGAGGTGTTGTTGCTACCGGTCTGGTTGTAGAACCCGGCATATGAACCCAACGCTACGTTGCTGATGCCGGTGGTGTTGTAGTACAGCGCTTGATAGCCAAACCCATTGATGTCATTGCCAGTTGCGTTGTATCCAGCCTGATAGCCAACCGCAGTGTTGCGAGATGCAGTGGTGTTGGCGTACAAGGCTCCAGCCCCCAAGGCCACGTTATAACTACCCGTGGTATTGCTTTGCAGGGCCGCGTAGCTCGTACCTGACACATAGCCGCCAACTGCGGTGTTGGCTACGCCAGTGGTATTGCTGTAAAGAGCCAACGCACCAACAGCCGTAAGAGTTCCAGTGGTGTTGCTATAAGCAGCTTGATACCCAACAGCGGTGTTGTAGGAAGTAGTGGTGTTTGCTTGGAGCGCTTGCATCCCAAGCGCAGTGTTGTTACCGCCAGTAGTGTTTGTAGTTAAAGCGTAACGACCAACAGCCACATTGTATTGGCCAGTTGTATTTGCCGCCGCCGCATAAAAACCTAAACCTGTATTACCACCTGTTGTATTTGCTTGCAGGGCATTAGCGCCCAAAGCAGTGTTTTCAGCGCCTGTTGAATTTGACCCCAGTGCATTAGCACCCACCGCAGTGTTGCTGGACACAGCACCTGCACCACGGCCTACGGTGAGACCTTGAATGGTTGCGCCGGGAGTGACTGTCAGCAGGCTGGATGTCAGCGTTATGGCAGAAGCACCAGAAACGTACCAATCTACTTGCGTTACAGAAGACGACGCATTAAGAACTGCCGACGTAGGGCCGGTATCAATCGGGCCAACGTAGGCAGTATTGCCGCTGTTGATGCCAAGCATCCGAACAACAGTACCACCCGAAGTTTTGCTGTACAAATATGTGGCGTTATTTTTTAACCCAATATCACCGGCCACATCCAGCTTATACGCAGGCGAACTCGTCCCTATACCCAGGTTGCCGGAGCCGGTGATACGGGCGCGTTCTGCCCAACCAGAAACACCGCTTTCATAAGCCCAAAAAGCAAGATTGCTTGACGCGCCGGTCGATTCAGCCAACACAATCCCGGTTTGCGACCCGCTGTCATACCCGAGTGAAACGCCTTTGTTTGGCGTTGCATCTCTAAAACGAGCAATCGTATACGCAGTAGTTGGCCCAACCTGACCGCCGGTTTTGGTAAGGTCCAATGGCAGTACCGGCGAACTCGTCCCTATACCCACATTGCCCAGCACAGCAAGACCGTTGTCACCAACACTGGTCAGTGATGAGTAGCCTATGCCAACAGCGCCTACGCCACCTGTGGCTCCTGAAATACGCATTTTTTCAGAGCCGGTAATTTGCCAAACATAATTACCTGCCGTAGCACTTGGTAAGTCAAATGTCATCTGAGGCGCAGATGCGCCGTACCCACCAGAAATGGTTCCGTAATTTGTTGATGTTGTGAAAAACTTGAGTTGAGCTTGAGTATTTGCCCCAGAACCCGGATTGCTCAACCGCAAAACTTCCACAGTTGCGCCTGCGGATGTTGAAGAACTTGTCAGCGTAGTCCCATCAAACGTCAGCGCAGACCCAGTGGTCAGGATTTGGCTTGCATTGAAATAAGGAACACTGTTTGCCGTGGCCGCAGTAATGGCGGTAGTGGTAATGTTTCCTGTGGTCAGTATTTCATAATTTGTGCTTGTTGCCGGGTCAGTGACATATGCTTTACCCGACGTTGAGCCAGATGCAGCGGCCACACCGGGCGCAAGTCGTACATCACCGCCTGTTGTTGAAGTAGCACCTGTCAAATTTATAAAGCCACCGCTATTTGTGCCTGTTGCATTACTAAAAGCACCAGAGGATAACGTAGCAGCACCGGCCCCGCCATTGGTTCCACCATTAGCAGCAATTGATGCGCCAGTAGACGTATAAGAGTCAGTTCTTGTGGTAAGCCCCGCAGTTATTGTTATATTACTTCCGTTACCCGTGCTTGTTCCGTTATTGGTTCCGTTTGATCCCGTAATATTTATGGTAGAGCCGCTTACATATGTCCCACCAGCATCTACTTGAGCAGTACCAGCTTGTAAATTAATGCCGCCCCTGCGCCGTGCATTAAATCCTATCGTGAAATTTGTCCACGACGATGTACCGCCACCACCAATAAGCTCAATGAAACCATTGCCGCCAGTGGCACCCGCCGCCCCAGTTCCAGTTGAGCCAGTAATGGTCGTCTTGGTACCTGCCCCAGAACCGTTGCTGGGTGCGGTGTAAGCACCTGAGTTGATCAGATTGGTGCCGTTGAAGGTCAGGACAGACCCGGTAGCCAGAGTGCCCGTACCGCTGGCGTAGACCACGCCATTTGCTGTATAAGAAGTCAGACCAGTACCACCAGCAGCAACAGGCAGGGTGCCTGCTGCAAGAGCCGAAGAGCTTGTGGAATACAGCGCGTTGTTTGCGCCAGCAAAAGTGGTAAGGCCCGTACCGCCGTAACCAGATGCAATCGTGCCGCCATTCCAGGTACCGCCACTAATTACCGTAGAACCTAGGGCCAATGCATTGGTGCCCCAAGTGACGTTCTCAGGGATGTAGGCGTGTACGTCCCATGTACCGCCCACGGTGGCATTCGACAGAAGTGCGATGCCAGCAGCGCCACCAGAAGAAATTGTGCCAATCGTAGCGCTAGCATTGTCCGTGATGGTCAACGTGCCAGTAGCGTTGTTGTTAAATTCAAAAGTGGTGGTGTCTGTCAGTGTGGTGGCATCAGGCAACTTAAATGTATGCCCGCCAGTGCCAGTCAAAATTTGCCCAAAAGGCGACGCCGCAGTCAGGGTAGTTGTGCCACCAGAAGCTGTAATGGTTTGGCTGGTCTGACTCAGCCGGTTGATAGTGATGTTTTGGTTGGCATCACGCAGTACAACCGAGTTGGCCCCGGAAGAGCTTGTTACTCCCGTGCCACCGTAAGCCACACCAATTGTGGAGGCATTCCACGTTGCCGATGTTATGCTGCCAAGGGCGGATACATTAAAGCTTGGGTCAAGGTATACCGCGCCATTATTCGCAAGGTACGAAATAAAGACATTTACCGTACCAGTAAATGCTGGCTCCGCCCCAAGGCTAAACCCAGTGTGCTGGTATGGCGTTGTCCTGATCAGTAAGTTGCCGGAACTGCTATATGTTCCAAGCCCTATTTCCCAGTGACCCGCCGAATCAGTGGCGGAATAGTATGTGGTGCTACCGTTTCCAATAGCTGAAAACGGCTCAAACCCAAACACTGCCCCAGCAAGCGAAAAACTTACGGTCGTGTTTGCAGTAGCCGTTTCCTGAACACGGTTAAGCAGTATTAAAGCCACTTGGGCCTCCTATCAGGAAGTTGCGGTGGTCGAGTACGTAACTGTAACTGTGTCGCCCGAGGTGGTGATCTTGGCTGTGGCAAACGCACCTGCGCTATACAAAGTGCCTGCGGTGCTGCTCTGAGTACTGACAGCGCCTGAACCTGTGACCAAGAAGCAACCGCCAATCGTACCGCCCGCGCCGGTGATTGTGTATGTAATTGCCGTAGCAATTTTTGAGGTCACATTCGATGGGGAACTGCCAGACGATGTTGCGGCAGAAAACACTGCGGTGCCACGCACAGCCGAACCACCAACTGTGTAGTTGATGAATTCAGTCCACGCGTGGGAAGCCATAGTATCTGTCGCAGCAAATGTCGGGCTGGAGCCAGAAACAAGACCCAGGAACGGACCAACAGTGGTGTAAGTGCCAGAAGTGGACAAGAGGGTGTCCAGCATCAACTGCTTGCCCACAGCGTTGACCAGATTGGGAAACTCTTCTTCCCACTTAATGTTTCCATCTGCATCACGGCAGACCACATGGTAGTGGCCTTCAACACCAACAGATTCATTGCCAGCGGCCTTGGTTTGCATGGTCACTTCTGCATGATCGCCAAAGTTTGAAAGTTCTTTAGACATGGTGGTCCTCAATTGATGCGGATGATTGCGGAGTTGCTACTTGCAGCAGGAAACTGCACTTGGAATATAGAGGTTGAGGTTTTGTCAGAGCCAAAGTCCAGAATACAGACAGCTCCATTTGCTCCTGCCTGATAGATCAAAGCCCCACGGGCCGTCAAAGCAGAATTCCAAGTGACGTTGTTAAATGATATGAACGACACATTATTGCTGGACGTTGGCAACGTCGAGACAGTAAGCGGCAGTGGCGAATAGCCAGAGGCCACAACTTCTCCGTTTGACGTATAGGCCGTCGTGTCAGCGTTTAAAGTGGCACTTGCTGTGTAAAGAGCAATGTAAAACGTGCTGGAGGTGAAGTTAAATCCACCGTTAAGAAGCTGCGTTTTAAATGTGTTTGTGGCCGTTTGGACTATTGCCATTTAAACCACCGGGTTTCTAACCTGACCGTCCCGGTATGCGTCCATACGCTGCTTACCATCGCCCAGGTTCTTGAGCAGGGCCAGAGATTGTGTAAATTGCTGTTGGTAAAGCTGGACCAGATCCGGGTCACCCTTCATAAACCTGATAGCCTCAACCATTGTTCCGTTAAACAAAGCAGTGTGAAAGTTGTCACCAAGCCATGTGGTGCCAGTGGCGTTAAATACGCTATTTACAGTGAGAACAAAGCCGCTGCCGCTTCCACCCAGGCTGGTGTTGTTTGCACTAAGCGCGTTGTTAACCGTATAGGAGCAACCACTGTTTGAAATGGTGACCGAAGTAACAACGTTTCCAGAGACAACAATGTTTGCTGATGCCGTCGAACCACTGCCGCCGGTCAAAGGTACATTGAAGTAGGTGCCATTGACGTAACCAGATCCACCATTGGTGATGGTAACCTGATTGATGGCAGCCTGGACAATTGACTCAGGAAGATAGTAGAAATGAAGCTCTACACCATAGCTTGCGTTTGGCGTCGGCCCAAGGATAAAGCTCAACTCATTGACGCTAGATGAATTAGGTCCAAAGATAGCGTAATGCTTTGGCAAGCCGGTATCTGACGGCCCTGGATAAGCCTCACGGATGAAGTTAACATCCTTGTTCAATAGATACACATACTCCCCATTTGTCTTGATGACTGCCAGAGAGTAAACAGAAAGAAAATCATCCGGTGCCGACAGGTATTTGTTGTTTACCGTCAGGGCGCCATTCATGTTCTTTCTGAGGCTTGCAAGCTGAACAGTGTTGTAAATGTTCTGCTCTGCGATGCGAATCATCGCGTTCATGTCCGCCGTGAGAAAGGTATTCTCACAATAGTCTTGAACAGCGGTGACAAGCTCAGAGTAGTTCATTTAAACCTCATGCCATCGGGCCACGGGCCATCAGGCCCTTTGTTGCAGCACCAGTGCCACGAATCTTGATGCCATCAGTCTTTGGCTCAGGATACTTGTCACGGGTCAGATTGCCAACAGACATCCGCACGTTGTTGGGGGTGTTGGGAGTACCGCCCTGGTAACCAGAGTTTTTCAGGTCCACACCTTTTTTGCCGTCCATCGTGTGCGGCACAGCATAGACGCTGGCATCACCAACTTCTTTGCCCATGAGTTTTTTGCTGAAGGCCATGATTAGATCCCGGTTTTGCGAACAGACCGAACAGTTTTCTTCTGGTTTGCCACCTTAGCCAAACCACGACCAAGTTCTTTCATCTGCATGTTGGTCTTGCCACCCTTTGCAAACTTGGTCATTTTCTGACCAGGGTGCATATGAGCTTCGTGTTTGTGAACTGCTTTCTTTGCATCCATGATTAACTCCTTACGTTGTCGCAATTGTCACCGTACCAATCTGTACGGTCAACACCAAATAGTTTGGCGTTAGTCCTGCATCGTTTGCACTGGCCCCGCCAACAGGATTCCATCCCCACTGAATCATCCTAGAACCATCCGTGGGGTTACCACTGACGTTTAAACCTGCCTGATAGTAGGTTGTATCAGTCCTTGGGTTCCTCAGGGCCTGCGGATCATCCACAGGGTACATTCCAAGCTGTAGCTGTGGGTGGTCTGGATCCCAGCACTCCTCACAAACCAGAAGATTGAAACGCTTGGTCTTGATGACCTCTTCTTTTAAGGTTTTGAGTTTAAACCTTTGCCCGCAGCGGTCGCACATTGCAATCGCTTTTTTCCCGGCAGCAAACCTATTACCCATTACGAACTCGACCCACCAATGAATGTCTGCCTTGGGACAAACCTAACAGCAGCTTTCTCACGATCCTCGCCAGCAGCTAGATTGAACTGCTCGTCATAAGCACCCTTGAGCATATCCAGCCGGGGCATCAGTTCTGGAACCTTCATGGCGATGTGATAAGCCAACCCAGCCGCGCAGGCCGGAAGGAACCTAAAGTTCATGTCGCCAGTCTGGATACCGTTTCCGGCGTCCTGCACACGGCGCATCCGCCAGTATGCAAATGTGTAGGTCTGAACACCGTCCGGCACCGGCCAAACAGTGACGCATGGCAGATTAGGGTTGTAAACGGCAGCCCCAGTGGTGTGATTGTCGGCGGCGGTCCCATTTTGACCCCTAAACACACCACCCAGTGTTTTTCCAGTGATGTAACCGTAGTAGATGTCTTCGCTGTCAATGCGAATGAATCCGCTCGATGGCAGACTTGAAACTGAACTTAATACAATTGTTGTCGTGGTTTGGTTAATCGACCCAGACAGGGTAGCGTTTGCTGGTGCCACTTCGCCAGACAAGCGCTGCACCCAAACCTGAATTGGCCGTGCCTGCTGAATCTTGTTTGGGATCGTCGCATAGGTCGAAACGCTAATGCGAGTGATGTTCAGATCTGCCTGGGTGGACGCAACATTGCCGCCAGTGCGGATCACATGCTCCATCAAGTCAATGGTGTCCAATGGCAGGGCATAGGTGCTTAGTCCTTGAGTCAGGTTAAATGCACCTTGATCAATGGTCCACATGTTGATACCACGATTCTGCCACTCGATGGTCATCAGGTTCATTGACCGGCGGGCTGTACGCAGGTCGTAACCTGTACGCATCTCCCGGCCAGCACGTTCCCAGGCTTCCTCGGCAAGTTCCGCGAAGTCAAGATCAAATGCTGTTGAGCCGGTGGTCGTCATGGGTTACTTGCCTTTTGCAGCCCGCATGTTATCAATGAGATTTGGATAGGGCCTACCAGCAGCTTTAGCGGCCCGTTTTGCCGCTGATTTCTGTGCCGGTGCTAGCGGCTTTGGCTTTCCAAGCCCCTTCGGTCTAGCCTTGTCCCAAACCTGACCGCCTTCAGCATACTCAAGGAATGATGTGTCATCCCTACGCTGTTTGCGTATAGGCTTGGGAATCTTGGCTGGGTTTACAGCACCCATGCCGCGACTAGCCATCATGGTTTAAACCATCTTGCCTTTGGTCTTACCACGCTGGGCGCAACCATCAGCACGTTTAGATGCACTGCCGACGCTACCACCCTTGGCATAACCCATGCCTTTGATAGCCTGACGGTCTTTTTCATCCTGGGCCTCTTGCAACATACGCTTCTTCTCTTCCGAAGAAATTGCCTGATCTGCCGAACTAACAGGGCGGCGGGGCTTGTACCCCTTCATCAAATCTGCCATCGATTCGGTAGCCATTAGCATTTACCTCCGCTTTTCATCACAATTTTTGTGCCTTTGGTTTTGCCTTTTTGGGCAATCCCATCAGCAGACTTATGCCCAGCCAGCAGACCACCAGAGGCATAACCTTTAGCTTTGCCGCCTTTTTTCATGCCCATCATTTCTGACTGCTCATGTTTAATCATGGATTTGGGAGCGCCAGCCTTTTTCATAAAGCCGACCTCTTTCTTCACCATAGCTTTGGATTCTTTCATATCACCACCTCCAGCAAATTTACGGCCTTTGTCGGCCTGACTGAACTCTTTGGCCACCTTAACAGGTACGCCAACCTTTTTGGCAAATGCAGGGTTGTGAGCCGCTGCATCCATCAAACGCTTCTGTGCGGGACTAACCGATGGCATTTCTTTGCTCCTTCATGAAGTCATCAATCTTTTTCTCAAGACGATCCAACCGATCCAAGACGCGATTGATGTCCGTATGTACCTCGGCTTTGGTTACATACTCCTTCGCAATCTCTTCCCTGGTGCGGTTGAGAAGAATTTGAATGCGCTTTACTTCGTCCGTTGATGTCTTGACCCAGAACAGAATCAGGGCCGAGATCAGGGACAGAGCAGCGTTCCATAGCATTAGGTCCATGTCAACAGTTCCACGCCCTCAGGCTTTTGTTGATGCGGCTGTTTGGATCGTTGGCTGTCTTGGAGCTGGTCAGCTTTTTCTTCATGCCAGACATCCGGGCGCAAAAAGAGTCTCGCCTGCTGCCTCCCTCGGGTTGGGGAGGCTTCAGGTTCATACCCTGTTTTTTGGCAGAGGCTCGGCCCTTGGCATTTAAAC